CTTTAGAGATTTTTATCCAGTATGGTGGTAACGTGGTCGAAAATCCCTATCTTATACGGAGATTATTTGGAGACGAGTATCTTGATGCAGTTTACGCAGAAGAAGAGCAACAGACGAGAGAGGGAAACGAGGATGTACCCAACGTGGCTTCAAATGATAAGAGAAGCTACAGTGAAGAAAAAGAGGAATGGGTGAAATTACCTTCCAAAAAACCACGTCAGGCACAGAAAAAGCCTGACGGAACAACAGCAAAACCTCTACCAACCTGCCAAAAATGCGGTAAAATCCTAACTCCCGTATATTCAAGGGGCCCACTGCGAACAGGTAAACGGGGTTTCCTCAAAGAAGGATGGGCTTGTCCTGATAAAAAATGTGATTATATAATAAAAGAATTTGTTGAATTGGAATAATCCTCATAAAAAAGAACGGAGCTATAACATGTCAAACGAACATATAACCAAATTTAGAACACTCCTCCAAGACGGCATCGACTTCCGAGAGAAAGTACTCTTCCCTAAAAACTCAATAATGGAAATCTCGCAAAGCGTCCAAGATCAGGAAGTAACACGAAAAGAACAGGCTCTCTTAAAGTGTATCCTGGCACAATTTGAAAAAGTCTTCGTGGTGGAAGAATGAACGCAAAACGGTGTCCATCCTGCACACAAACCCTCGATTTAGAGCTCTTTGGAATTAGGAACGGAAAACCGTCACCCTACTGTATGGAATGCACTAGAAAAAAAGCAAAAGAGAAATACAAAAAGGATTTTAAAAAGATTGCAGCCCGGAAACATGCTGTTTACATCCTGGATCATCCCGTAAAAAAGACCCACATCTACATCCCACTAAAGACTCATCCTCCGCTTGGTACAGTCTCTAAGAGGTGTCCAACATGCAATACTACTCTCTATGTATGCAGAGAGTCTAAAAATGGAACCTGCGCGAAATGCGGGGCTTCCTATGCAGTGCAGAAGACTTTAAGTGATACAAAGAGAACGAGAGGTGGGTTCCAATTAATTAAACCGGAACCGGTACGTGCTCTCTTAATCCCTGAGATTTTGAGTTATATTCAGAAAAAGCAGGTAACTTTCATAACTCATATTTCATCTCATTTTGAGAAGCCTAGGTCTACAGTACGGAACTATATCAGGAATATGGAATCCGATGGTCTTGTATGTACTGAGGTGATTGGAAAATATACTACCGTGAGGTTGACTGAACACGGGGTTTCTGAGTGTTGCTCTTAACACAAAAAATAAATACAGTTAACGCGTTTTATATTTAATTACTTTTTTTAAAACCAAGGTTAGAGCATGGCATACCAGAAAAAACCTAAAAAGAGAAAGTCATCGTGCGTAAATCTTCAGGTTTTTAACTGGAATCCTCAAAAACGCAGAGCCGCGAGACTATTATCAGAAGGCACTAAAACAATTGATGAAGTTGCCGCAGAACTGAAAGTATCAGATCGAACTATATATAGTTGGAAACAATACCCTGATTTTTTGAAAGAAGTTGACCGCCTAACTTATCTCCTGGAAAATGCCACCCGAGCGGGAATTGTTAGAAAAGCTCTAATGGCACTCGATATTAAAGAATCTTATATTTCTGAAGACAGAAGTACGTATCTTGATTATTTAGATTTCATTATAAAAATAATTCCGCAGGACATTAAAGAAGACGATGACAAGATGAAAGCTCTTACAGATGCTATCCTCAATAGTGCAAAGATGATAGGGAAATAAGATGGTCTTCAAGCCTGGAATCTTTTCTGAAAAACAGATTGACGTAATGGCAAATTGTACGGCTACAATCAACCTTTTGGAGGGTGCCGTACGGTCCGGCAAAACGATAGCCTCTATTATTGCAGTCGTCAATCTCATTGTCAACGGCCCTCACGGCAATATTCTCTTTGTCGGGAAAACGGATCGAACTCTTTTTAGAAATATCCTGCAACCAATCGAGGAAATATACGGGCCCTCAAATTTCAAATTTAGACGAGGAACTGGAGAAGGCGAAATCTTCGGCAGGCACTTTTATACAGCAGGCGCTAACGATGAACGGGCCTACACTAAGATCCAAGGTTTAACGCTCTATCTCGCTTACGGTGACGAAGTTGCAGCCTGGCCGGAATCATTCTTTCAGATGCTTATCTCTCGATTGTCTGAGCCTGGCGCGCGGTTCATCGGGTCCTTGAATCCAGAAGGACCATATCACTGGTTGAAAACAAAGTTTCTCGACCGGGAAAAAGAATTATCCTTGAAATCCTGGCATTTCAGACTTGAAAATAATCTTAATCTTGATCCTAACTACGTTGAGAATCTTAAAAAGTTCTATACAGGTATCTTCTACCGTAGATACATAAATGGAGAATGGTGTCTTGCGGAGGGCGCAATATACGACATGTTCTCGGAAGAGCGACACGTCGCAGAAGTAACACCTGATATCTGGATTAACGTTGTTCAAAAGTATGTTTTCGTTGACTATGGCACTTCCAATAAGTGTATATTCCAACTGTGGGGTATCCTCGGAGGAAAACGCTATCTAAAAAAGGAATACTGTTATGACTCAAAAGAGCATGGCAAGCAAAAAACAGATAGTGAATATGCCTCTGATATGGTTTCTTTCATCGGATCAGAGGACGTAATGTTCATCGGCGTAGACCCGTCAGCACTCTCTTTTAAGAACGAACTAGCAAGAAGAGGACTCTGTATTCAAGACGCAGACAATAACGTCTTAGACGGCATTAGAGAGGTTTCCACGGAGCTCTCATTAAACAAGATTCAAATAGATCCTTCCTGCACGAACTGTATAAGAGAATTCAGTGGTTACGTATGGGACACGAAAGCAGGCGAGAGAGGCGAGGATAAACCATTAAAACAGAACGACCATAGCATGGATGTACTTCGCTACTTTATTCATACAGTTCCGCTTATTGAATACGGGTATAATCACGCGAAAGATCAAGAAGTAGGATACTCATTCTCGGAATACTCAAATGACATATATGAAAACTACTAAATGTTAACTTATATATACTACGCACTAAATATATTATATGGGTCTAAAATCCTCTTTCCCTTAAAAAACGACACTCCCCCGGAAAAGGGCAGTTTCTTACAGGCTGCCCTTCTTTTCTCTCTTTTCGTAAAAATCTTGTAATGATTCATACCCACAATCAAGTGTTGCTGCGATCCAGCCGGCTTTTAGCGCGACATCTATTATTTCTTTGTCACTGTCGTCCCATCCTGCTTTGAATTCCTCAAATTGTTTTTTAGTTCGTTCGCTCATTACGATATCTAATAGTGTACTAAGGGCGTTGTATTCTTCAGTATATGACATTTTTAAGCCTCCATCAATCTCAATACTTCTTCCATAACGGGAAATACACTAACTTCTCTGCACGCAAATCTCATTTCATCTTGGAAGTCGCGGGATTGTTCTTTTGAAAGTACGAGTTCATGGTTTTCCGAGAGGATTAGTTTCATTTTTATTCCTCTCTTATTTTATCAAATTCATCCAGAGCAAACTGATAAGCCCATTTATATGAATTATTTTTAATTTCCCTTTCGGTGTCTTGCGCTTCAATTGCTTCCTTTTCATATTTCAAACGTTCATCTGACTGTGCGTTTAACCAGTCTCTGTATTTTTTTATTTTTGCGTCATCCATACACATTGTTTCAATCCTCCTTCGGACAGTTCCCTTTTCTACACGCTTTCATATCGCCAAGCTTGCAACATCCTAGATAATGGTCAAAGTCTGGACACTCTGGATTATAGGTGTTCTCGTTTCCTCCTGTCATTGTTTTTATTCCTCCACTTCTCCCCATCCTGCGTTATTCTCATTACATACCCATTCTAAAAACCGTTCGTTAATATCGTCCTCTGTTTCGTCATCGTCAAATTCAACGATTGCAGAGATTCTTCCGGTTGTTGTATATGTAACAAATTCTATTTTTTTAGTCATTGTTTTACTCACTCCTCTCAATCAATGAATTTATTTGCATGGTAAATTAACCCCCAATGCGGGCATTTAAAACGGTCATAATCAAGTCCTTCGCATTTTACAGTACTTGCAAAGGCACATACATAATTGATTTTAGTATAGCTTACATTCGTTGAAAATTTACATTTATAATCTTTGTCATAGTTGGTTGTTGGTTCTTTCATTTAGATTCTCCCTCGAAACTTGTGTAGATCTCCATAATAATCCCAACACACTCATTTAATAGAAGAAGTCCTTCTTCTGGATTCAAATCAAGCCGGTTTACTGCTTTTTGAGTAGTTTCTAGAAGGTTTCTTTTCAGGACTATTCTTGATTTGGTCATTGTTTCACTCCACATACTTTTCTCTCTTCATTCCACCATGCACACTGATTCTCAATACATAGCGATGCTCTTTGCATATCGGTAAGTGAGCTATGGCGCATCGTTATTGCTACTAAACCCGCGTACACAGGACATATTTTTTTATCTGACATTGTTATTATTCCCTCCTCAAACACTTATTCCTATAATCTCGCCTTTGTTTTGCTCTCATGTTTCTGCAACCATCGGAGCAGTATTTCCTTTTCGGTGATGACGAAGGAAATGATTTTCCGCACACGCCACATTTTATTATATAGTATGAAAAACGCATTGTTTTATTCCTCCTTCTTCTCAAATTCTTCAAGCTTCTTTCTTAAGAGTTCATTCTCAATCTTGTAAGTTCTCGCTTCGTATTTATAAGCACGAATCAACGAATCATAAGATGTGTGCCCTTCGTCCTTTTTCTGAGTGTCTAACTCTATCTTGAGTTCATCACTAACTGAAATCATTTTTACCATGAGAGTCTATACACACTTATTTTATTTATAGTTTACTATTGGTTTATTATAAATATAGCTAAAATAAAGCAACACTAAACATTTAAATACTTTGTATGCCTAGTAATAGTATAGAAAGGGCATAAGCCCGGAGGAGATACAAGAACATGGTATCAGGCGTTTTTGAAATTCCAGAACGTAGCATGGAACAATTATATGATATGTATGAAAAATTAGTGAATCATGGCATTGAAAAAGAAACATTTGAGGTGTTTTGTGGAAGATTATTGATAGAGGGTTGGATTTCCCTGTCCAAAGAACTGGTTGAAACTGAATGGTACACTGTCAAAAAATAATTTTTAGATGAATAAAGGAGTGATCAACAACGCAAGACATTAACTTAATCCTCCTTAAAAAATCAAACTCCCTCAAAGAATCGGCGAGAGAAAACAGTGTAGGAAGAACTATCTCGAAAGGGACAAAATGTATTTTTGTAAAGGTGAGAAAATGACTTACAGAATAAAACTAAAATCGCGTGTGAAAGAACTAAAGGAGAAACGTAACAAATGAAACCTCTAAAATACATAAAAGCTCTAACATGGATCACCATTTTCCTGGGAATTGCGTTTTTAGGATGGATTATCAGGAGGGAGAAATGAAATTAAAATATATATTTGCATTTGGGATACTAATAATGAGTCCATTACTGTTACTCATAAAATTAATATTCTTAAAACCAATCCAACCAGATATAGGATTTTTAATATTAAGCGCCATATTCGCGGGATACATACTCGTAAATTTTCGTGAAATCGGTAACGTGCACATCGGATATAAAAAAAGACATTACTTTAGATGGTTATTCGAAATGTATTTTATTTCAGTATTCGGGGTTTTTTCGTATCATCTTATCAAAAGGATATCTGAGACATTCTCCGTATCAGTGAGTGGATTTTGGGTTGTAATCTATGCAGTTTGGATTTTGTTATTTCTGCGTGTAATGTATTTTACTACAAAAAAATTTGTTAATGGAGATTAAAATTGTGAGGAAAAAATGAACATTTTAACATCTGTCAGGATGATCATCTTTGTTTTATGGACTGCCGGTTTTGCAACAATTGTTGTTTCACTGTGTTTATTTATGCTGCTCGGTGTGCTCCCGGTTAATGAGATGGGCATAATACTCTTAATTCTTGATGCCATAGCTGTTTATATTGGCTTGGAATGTGTTGAAAATGTGACAGTTGAGATTGTAAGAGGGGAAAATGATTGAATATTTAATACAGTTCGATAAACTAACTGATACATTCATGATTAATCATCCGGTTATCATGATTATAATAATTGCGTTCGCGATTGCGGCAACCATAACTGTTTTTTCTGAGGAACTCCACAAGGAAAAAATTAGATTGAAATATATGTATAGAAAGTGAAAAAAAGTAAGTAAAAAACGGTTTTAAAAAAAAGAAGTTAAATTAATTATTCACAAGTTTATCATACTTCATATTCATATCCGAAGTATCTGCTGTTTTACCGTCCTGCATTTCATCAATAACCTGAACACACGCCAAAAGATATTCCTGGAACTCTTCCTTATTATCGCCTACTTCTCTTTCAGACCAATTCCAATGCGTTATCAATAATTTATTTTTTGCAATCCTAAGATTATATTCAGTTGGATCAGCAATAACACCCTGCATCATATCATCAACAGCTAAAGCCCGATCCGAAAACGGATCAAAGTTGACAAACTCAGGTGACTCTAAAATAGATTGCGATGGTGTAGAATTTGAGAGGCTGTACCCAGAAACCCCTATCAGAATAGTTATCAGAGCAACACATAATTGCTCAAACGGTGTTAAATTCTTTACAGTTGCCGCGATATCCATATCAATACCTCTTTGTGAAAATCCTTACCTCTGTTCCCACTGGCACATCTTTAGGAAACCGGACACTGATAACCCTGCTTTCTGGAACAGTATGTGCAGATCTTTCAACCCATTGGCTTTTATCGAGTAGATAACCAGATTCAGCATTACCTAACGTTTTTTTAATATATTCTTCGATTAGTTTTTTATTCTTTTTCGAGAGATGGGACAAAAAAAGCTGTTCATCCCCATCATTTTCGGATTCTTTGTCTTTAGTGTCCATCGGTCCTCAAAAATTTACAGATATACTGATTGTAAACATTATATTTAAAAGATTACTACATTCGTTCTTATTTCGGGTTTACTTTGTACTTCCAGCCTTATTTTTTATGAACGCTCCAGTTTTTGTACTCAGGTTCTTATTTTCCATGAAATCCCTTGGATTTGTAACATCTGAAAGATGTCTCAACGAAGTTGACTGACCGGAAGGAAGTTATTTTTTTAGATATAGTTCCGATTCCGCAGGATGTTAGGAACGCATTCTGAAAAAATAGCTTCATGAAGGGAAGTAGCGACTCGCATCCGATGCCGGACATTCCTCTGTTTAGCTTAAAAGCACGTTCAAATCTGCCCGTTTTGCTGCTTTTTGTTTTCACTATGTAAAAAAAAGGAAGCAATATTAAGCCTCCATTTCAACGGAAAGCTGCTGAAAACCTGCTAGATTTTCATTTGGTTGGTTTTGTTTTTCTGCCTGCATCTCGTCCCGGATCTGCTCAAGTTTTCCAAGCAATTTATAGCCCTGGGGGAATACATAATAATACTCTCCATCTTCGTTTTTACCTGATAACATGCACTCAGGCGATGAAGTCATTTCTCCGCAGGTTGCCCCGGTCCCTGTAAAGATAATATGCTTATAACCAGCAGCCCGCGCAGCTTTTAATTTATCATTCCACTTCTCAATTATGTGATTTGTGGACCCTTCAAACTCAAGACAGCCCCCTTTCCAAGTGATGTCTGCGTTATCGGTGTGATGGATCTCAACGTCTTCAAAACCGTGAATTCTCATCCAACCTGCTATTATACAGACGGCTGCATAATGTTTGTAGCCTTCAACACCTACTTTATCCTGTTTTTCGGTTCCGTCAACATTCAGCCCGTCGATGAATTTGAGCCTATCTGTCCGGATCTTTACAAAAATTCTGCCAGATGCGAACGGGTCCTGAACTCTGTACTCTGTAAACCCTGGATAAGTCTTTCTTGGTTCTCCACTTATCCAGCTATCAATAAATATTTCCTCTTTTATGTAAATTTCTCTTACGGGTTTTATGATTTCAAAACCAGACGCAGTTGCTACTTTTTGTTCTACTGGTTCCAGCCCTCTTGTACTTTCAAAGGCTGCTTTTCTAGGCATTTCATCAAGTTCAACTATGAACTTTGTAGCAATTCTATTTCTGATATAGTGTCCATGTCCAGACCCTTTCTTCATAAGTCCAAGTCTGTATTTTTCAGGGATTTTTAATACTTCCATGTAAATATCTATGTTCATATCATCGAGGTTATCAAGGATGAACAAATTTTTACAGTTTGCACGGAGTGTATCCATAAACTGAACATTTGTTAGAGGGTTCTGCATTCCAAATAAAGGAGTAATACCCGGAGCCCTGCCTTCTGTCAAGCTTCTTTCCATGTACGGGATGAGTTCTTTTGTTTGTGACAGGTTCCTTACTTCATCGAAAATTAAGAATGTTTTCACTCTCGGCTGCCCGTTTGCAGGTTTAGGGAAGTATAGCGAGTTACACGCCCCCATGATCTGAATGCTTACAGCACTTCTGAGCCTGTCAGGGAGCTGGCTAATATCAAATAGCTGAAGGTTTTCTCCTAAACTCATATGCTCGTGGCTACTTGCCCACCACCAAAGAGTCCCGCCCTTCTCTGCGTTCATGGTGTTCATTATGAGCATATCAAGGGATGGATCGTGATAATAAGTTTCAGATGCTTTGTTGTTATACTGTTCCTTCCAGTATTCTCTAAATTCATGAACTGAATACCAAGGGATAGCTCCGGGAATATCCCACAATTCCGTATTGATAGGGTTGCCGTCTTCGTCTATAACACCACACTTTTTATAAATGTCAATCAGAAGTCCGGTGAGAAGCCCAGACTGCCTTTCATTAAGCCCACCGACCCATGCACTAAAGATACCCTGCACGACCTCAAACCAATCGTCTTTAGCTTTTCTGTAGGAAGCCGGACTTGTACCCATGTAGGTTTTATCGTAGAATATAATAAGAGGGTCAGGGTTTACACCATTTGAGCCCCATATTGATATCCCTCCTCCGTATTCCATGCAGAAATTAATATAGTCTGTTCCGTCATTATCTTCATTTTTCGGCTCAATTAATTTTACATGGTATCCAAGCGCGAGAGCATGAGATATGATGTTAAGGAACATTGTTGTTTTGCCAGACCCCGGAGGACCTATTATAATTGATCCTTCCGGGTTTCTCTGGTTTGGACATACTTTTATAGGTATTAATGTCTCGGCGTTTGTGCAGAAGATAGGTCCTTCCTGTGCGAATCCAGCGTCCTGGTTTCTGATTGGGAACATGGACATTATAGTATAATTGTTAACGGGCTGCAAGAAGTTAGCACTTATCTGATTGGAAGGAATGACAGCTTTAAGAATATCCTGTTGTGCAAACTGAGGGATTTCACATCTAATTCCTCCCCTCAAGAGTCCTGCTCTTATCCTCGAAACTGCCGTATCTACTTTCTGTTTGTTTGGCCCAGTAATTACAATAGGCATTGCATACCAGGAATAGTGATCATCGCCATCAAAAACTACGGTGGTATGTCGCGTCACATCTCTCTCGGCGACATTATTGTACATGATGTTAGAAGACGTGGCATCTCCGTTATGGACCTGCACTTTGACAGTTGAGATGTTTCTATGAATAGCTTTTAATTTCTGCGCTTCAAGTTCTCTTCTCATCGTAATGAATTTGTGACCAATAAGAACAGGTACTCCTTCCTGTTTTGCGATTGTTAGTATTTTTGTGATAGTATCAATTCTGTAATGTTTATCAAATCCCTTTTCCATAGGGTTAAGTTTGTCCTGCCTACCTACAAGCATTCCCTGAGCAATTGTGTATTTATTGATCTGTGTGTAATACCCATTATCCGGCCCGTCTGTCACGGGCTTAAGATCATTAATACAAGATTGAAAAGCTATTTCCTGCTGTAGAAGGGCATAAGACTGATCTGTAATTATGGATTCCGTACTCTTCTGAACCTTCCTGTTGCTCCACATGGTCTTAATATTCATTTATATTCCTCCCGACGGCAAGATCTCCTGTAAACAGTCCATTAATGATATACGCGAGGTCTTCAGGGTCTTTTATCAATACGGTTTCAATTCCAATTTCATTAAGTGTAAGTTCAAATTCATCTCTTACCTTTCTCATGTTTTCAACGTGTTCATATTCATGCACTGCGGGGGGTAGTCCAATATGAATAATAAAAAGAGGCTCTTCCATGCCTACTCTGTCTTTAAATTGGTTGTATATGCTCCAAAGTGCCTGTTCTCGAATCGGGCTAAGATTCGGAAGTTTAAGCTGTTCTTCCACATCGTCCATGATATAGCTGATATTGTGCCCGGATGCCATTGTGGTACTCACCAAATGATCTGCTGGAAGGGTTGCTACTGCTTCTAGAAAATTAGCAATTATTACTTCATCTGTATCTGAAAACTGAGGTACTGCCAGCAGGTTAAAACCGTGATCTCCCTGATATGGGTGCTCATAAAACTCAGTATCTTTATTGATTTTTTCAGTAGTCATCCCAGTTTCTCTATCAAAGTGGGTAATCCCAGTGAATGCTATAATTACATCTCTCGGATTCGCGAAAAAGTGGAATCTTTTAAATATGATTCTCAGAAATTTGAATAATATTCTCTTAAATACATTTGGTTCGACTCCGGTTCCATACTTTGAAAAACTTTCTTTCCCTTTTAATATTCTCATTTTAAAGCGGAAATGAGCAATATTGTAATCGAGTTTCTGCTGATTTCCTGCGTGCGTGTACCAAACAGCAGGAACCAGAACCATGAAAATTATAATGACAATACTTTTCAAAACGTTCTTCCAGACTATACTACTCAAAAGAAAGCCTATTGTGATACCATTTTCAATGTATGCAGGATCATTTTCATAGTTTGCTGGAAATGAGATAGTATGTAACGCCGACCACGCAAAACCAAACACGCTCAGTACTTCAAAGAATAGGAGCCCGTAAAAAACAAGATTCCAAGTGGCTGAATGACCATCTTTGTTCGGGTCCACGATATCAACGAGAATATTCGGCTCGTACTTTGCTGGATTAGTTTCACTCATAATCAAACACCTGCAACTTTTTTACCTTTTAATACTGCATATACAAGAAGAACTGTCACAAAGACAATGTTAAGAATCGCACCAAACACTATTCCAACTGTGACATATATCTGAGATCCTAACCATTGACTTGTAATTACTCCAAATGATGTACAGCAAATCCTAATTAAATCACATAAACAGAATACTCCAAACGCCCCCCATGCAACTAATTCAATGTTTTTTGCAGTGTCGGGAGCATTAAACAGGACTACAAAATCAGTTATAATATACATTACAAAAATTAATGCCCCAAATGCATAAACCCCGTACTCCCCGACTTGGGTTTGAAATGCGCTGAGAAACATTGCAATTCCGGTAATTGCCCGGATAAATATATTATCAGTAGCAGAACTAAGCACCCCGGACGAGGTTTGCAGCATAGAAGTAATTAGATAATTCCTGAGTAAAATGATTAATACAAATGCAACAATGGCTTTTGCAGGTCTTGTTATAGCCCACATACAAGTTGTATGAACTCTATTAGGATTATAAGGTGCATATGCCCCGCTTGCACTTCTTTTCCAATCTCCATATACTTCAGGTTTATGTTCTTGAAATCCGGCTAATAACATTGAACCAAGAATAACTATAATTGTTGAAAGTAACAAAAAAACACCAGAAATTAATAATGCTGGAACAACAATTGGATGTTTAAACGGGTTGAGTTCTTTAGCGGTGGCCGTATAAGAAACTACACCGTTTGTATCGGTTTCGATATCAGTAGCATAAATAGAAACAGACCCTTCAAACAAATCGTCAATCATGGTATTTGTGTACCCCATATAGGATTTTTCCATTGCCGTCTGAAGTGCCTTTATACTGTTGTTTCTATCTTCTGTAGGATCAACTTTAATGGTATCCTGTGTATTTTTTTGTGATGATCCCCCGTCCTCATCCTTTGAATCCCCTTTTTCATGGTTTTCATCTGTCACATCCGTTTTAGATCCGTCATCGTTGATGTGGATAACCCGCACGCTTCCAGTGCCTGCCATAGCTGTAAATGGCATCATTAAAAGAATAAAAAGGATAAGGAGTGTAATTACTTTCATCGTTTACCCTCGCGTTATCTAAACAGTGCAACCAGGAAAATGACTCCTGCTACGCAGAGAACCCCCTCGACTATCTGAGAAGTATATGCCCTCGTTATTCCCTTTGAATCTTTTATTGCCTGTGCTGCTTTAACAGGGTTGTCTCCATGAGCGGCTTTGCCTCCTTTCAAGGTATTCCAGACGACTACAGAGATATACGTGAAAACAACAGCCACCCCTAATATAAGGATCACAATGACGGCCAGCCCCCACACCGGGATGGATGCAGCCAGATCTATTGCATTTTGTACGCTGATGTCCTCGAATGGATCAACATTGTGCTTTCTCTCAAATCCTAAAAACTCATCATCCGAGATTATTTTATCAGTTACATCTTTATCAGAATCAACTCTATCGGTGACGACGTTCCCATCTTTATCTTTTATTGTAACGGCCCCGAATGCCGGAGAAACCGTTAAGCTCAGTACCATAAACAGAATCAGTATAGATCCTATAGTTTTCAGAGTTCTCATTTTATCCCTCGGTTTTACTAAGTATTCAGTATAAATGTTTACAAAGTATATAAACACATCGCAATTTTGTAAACATTCTAATATAAAAAAAATAAGATTGTTCAGGCTAAATGTTTCACTGACAGCCTGAAAAACAAGTATGCAATTATAAAAGAAATTACAATTAGTATTGCTGCCGGATGAAACTTGTTAGGCTTAAACGTCTCTGAAGAAACACTCATCGACGGCGTGAACTTTCCGGTTGGAGTAACGCAGGTTATTTTAATCTGGTCTGCTGAAACATTACCAGGGACATGTAATGAATCTCCAATATGAATAAATTCTCCATCCCATATCGAAGTTTCAGTAAATACTATTCCATGTATGGTTTTTTCTCCGATCATGAGAGTATGGGTTTCACGTTCTCCATTGATGTCATACACTACCTCAGAAACACCGTTTAAAGCTGTTTTAGGGATGTAAATTATTGTTGTTGTATTGTTCCCTAACGTGTAATAGGTAATTGTCCCATGTGCCTTTAGAGAGCTTTCATCCATGTGCTCCGGGAGAACGACGGTGGTATTGGCTCCGACCTGTGTATATGCATCGACGTTTAAAAAATCAAATATCGAATCAAACACTTCCTCGCTATCCTCAATACTCGGCTGATTATCCCACGAAACAGGCTCCCCGTCAATCTCAACAGGCGCGGCATCCAAAAATTCATTGTCATGAATATAAATGTTATCCGATGGCTTCTGCCCTGCTGCATCAAGCCAGATCGCCCTAAGCCCAGGATCAGCGAACGTATTAAACCGAACTTCAATGTTTGAAGTGTGCCACTTGGATTTCACACCGTTATAACCTTTTGAAGCTCCTGCATCTCCGATCTGTAAACCGCTATGACCATTTTTGTAAAACCCGTAACTGTCACCTTCGTATGAGTAGAATAGGTTATTCTCGATTAGGCAGTCTTGGCAGTTATCCAAGCGAGCACAATCGGATGTAATACCGGCAATTTTATTATTTTGAATGAGTCCGTTCTTGACAACTGAATAATAAATCCCTTCATGTTGACAATTGGAAATTACATTATCATGACAGGATACACCATCTGCAAATCTCACATAAACAGCATCAGAGAATGAGTTATAGAATTTCATATCGCATATTTCGATATTCTCAACAAAATTATTTGATGATCCATAAATCTGAATAAGTTTCTCACAGTCATGAGCGGTATCCGATCTCGATTGATGATATTTCTGAGGGAGATTTCCGATATTTCCATCAATCTGAAATCCTGAAATCTCAATATTACTGACTCCACTGCCGGTTATTACTCCCGTGGAACCTGTGAACCATTGTGAAGAGCCGGGCCATACTCTTATTATTGCGCCTGGATCACCGCTCAGGACTCTATCAGATTTCAAATAGATGGGTGCATCGACTTCATAGACGCCAGGCTCTAAGTAAACGTTTCCATCTTTTAAAGCATCATTAATTTGTTTTTGGTTAGAGTGCCCGGAATCAGGACTTAATGTCGTGCCCGCTTGTGCGAGTGAAACTGAATAATATAAAAGTAACAAGATTAAAAGTATTTTCTTAATGTGCATAAGTGTTAAACGTTTCCAAAATATATAACTCTTTTTCCCACTTTTATATAAATGAAGTGGGAAGCTTTAAATAGTTACATTGCATATCAATACACAATGCCTAAATTGATTTTTAACTCAGGTGAGATTGTAAATCATCTAAAAATTGACAGAGAATTGAAACCGGATGAAATTCATAAAGGGAGGTTAGCTTTAGGTGTTAATTTTTTGAAAGATTTTGATACCACAAAAGAAGTTATTGAGGTTATTAGGAGGAAGAAATCATGACCGACAGATACAAAAAACTTAAACTGGTTCAAGAAATGACTCCTGCCGAAATGAAATCCGCGAAGGAGACACAATTTGATTTTGATGAGGACGCACTTGGTGCGTTTGTACCGTTGGATAATACATGGTACACTGAAATCCCACAAAATTGTAAATTGGACACTTTCCCGGTATCGTTTAGAAGTGAAAATTATAGAGCTGATGCTGTATGTGATGGGTACATAGACGAAAAACGCGAAGTATACATTTCAGAGACAGAGTTAGATGCGGGAATCTGTATAGAATGGCCTATTTGAAAATGGAGTGAAAACAATGACTAAACGTGAAGATCTTATAAATGAACTATTAGAGGAAAATTACGACATCGTTGATATTGTGAATGTCATATGGGAACGAGATAACACAAGCGATTTAGAATTATGTGAAGCACTTGTCGGAATTATGACAGATAAAGAAGTTGAAAAGGTATTAGCAGAAATTGAAGAAAATAGAGAAGAAGAGGATTAAAAAAATGAACCTGAAACATATCATAACTGTACTCATTCTCTCATTTTTTGTATGCTCAGCGGCATCAGCAGAAACAGCAAACAAAGACCTGCCCACAAAAGGAGAACTGACCGATTTCACAGAAAGTATTTCATTCATGTATGATTTCACAGCATCCGCCTCGGCTCACTCAGAAGAAGAACACCCTACATGGAAATGGGATCTCTGGACATATGAAGACGGAAACAAATCAAAAAACGTGATCAGTTTTTATTATACAGATCCTGAATCACAAAAAGGATACGGAAGCATCTATTATGATGAAAACGGGGAGATAGTAAAAAGCATGTGTGGCGTAAATTATGAGCTATATGAGAGTTATCGCGGAAAAGAACCAGTCGAAGAAGAGAAAATAATTGAAGATACATCTGAAAGAGAGACAATCGAAGAAGAAATCGAAGAAGAAGTAAAACAGGAAGATGAACTGGAAGAAGACGAAACCATAATTAAAATTGAATATACAAAAAATGACCTGAAAAAAATGGATAATAAGGAAAGATGGGGATTGATTAAGGATATATATCATGCATTATTCGGAGAGTAATTCTCTGAATAACTTTCTTTCTCGGGTATTTCACCGGGAAAGGATACACATTTGAGATGTTGAATTTTATATGAGGTATCCATGCCTAATCCAAATCCAACATTAGAAAAAATACATTTTCTCATGTACCCGGAAGACGAGAAAGAAGTACTCCGCTTAAGAACACAAAAAAAGCCTCTGTTATGCCATCCCCCGTTTCGAGCTTGCCATAATTGGAGCAAGAGCAAGAATGGAATCTCTTACTGCCTGAAATGTGGAAAAGTTGATTTTTATGTCGGACTCACGGGAATGTTAAGGTATCATAAAGAGAAGGAGGAAATATGACTGACGATCTTTACAAAAAAATGGTTCTAGCCTTACCGGGAGACTTCTTCAAAGACTGGCAATGGCACATAGGAGATAAAGCACTCTGCTTAGATTCTTTATCAAGAGGCGAAGTCATCCTTATGGAGGGTATATGTCACGGGTTGGTAAAAGTCGCATGGGTAGACAGGATCTTTCTTGAAACAGAACAAGAATGTATTGATAGATTGAGACCGGTTCCATCACAGAAACAGCTTCAATCTATAATTAAACAACATTGGCTCAAATCCGACGATACAGTAAAAGATTATGACGTTTTGGTCTTTTTTCAAGATTGGTTTAGAGTGCGTTATGGATCTAGTTATACATATGGTCTCAGATATAAAGAAATTGAAAATGAATCTATTGATTGTATATGGTTAAGATACACAATGCATGTGATTTATAATAAAAATTGGAACGGGGAAGCGTGGATATAATGAGAGAAATATGCAAACTCTGTATCCTGAGAAGTCGGTGCAAGCCGATTTATGATAAGGGATGGGTAGTGTATCGGTATAGAAAATGTGCAGCGTGTCAAAGGTAAGCAGGCTCAATATAGAGCCGCCTGGATGGCTTGGTTTAAGTTACAGTGCATTTGAAAAAAGATTTGAGCCTTGGTATTAATTTGGAGGATAAAACATGAACGTAAAAGAACTAATCGAGAATCTAAAAGAGTATGATCCTAACCTTGAAGTCGTGGCAACAACCTACCGAGGAGAAGCTGAAATTGATGAAATCTATCGAGCACACGGCGTAGTAGTGCTGAATACAAAATGGTATGAGTTGCCTGTGCCTGATCGAGAGTGAAAAGCATGTTCCCAAAACTAACCGATCGAGAACGAAAGAAACAAACGCTCGGTACTTTCGACAACCCTCCAAAGTTATGTCCTGATGATTGTGAACATCTTAGTATCACGGAAGCAGAACAGAACAGAATGAAAGACAAGCCTGATCATATATGCAGGAAGTATAACGTGAGAATAATACATGGTCCGTTTCATCCTAAAATAATGAAGTGTGATGTCTGCATATCAGATGAAATCATGCTAAATACTCGTATGAATAGACTTCAGTCGAGGCACAAACGATATCTGAACAAAATAGCAGAACTTGAATTATTGCCGCCAACACGCGCAAGAATAAAACATCTTAGAACATTTAAAGAAAAGAAGTTTAAAGCGTTTCATAAGTTCCGTTTTGCAGTCCAAGGGGCTGTAATAGAGGGGTATCAATCCGACTGGCAGAGTGGGATATGGTATCAAAGATGAGTCAAAGACGTGAAAGAGAGATGCCATTGTATCAAGAGTGGCTTGAAAAAATAAGAGAGGTGCTTAAGAACTATGGCAGATGAACCAATAAATTATGAAATTAAAATCAGAGAACGAATAAAAGCATATGAACAGTGCCTGGATGACCTGGAAAACAAACAGCACGAGTTAACCCCGGATGAAATTATTTTAAAATATGGAATAGGGGACACCGAGGATCACTGGTATTTATGCGAATCGATATATAACACACTGGATGAATTGTGTGGACTTCTTGGGGAAAAATGGGAGGGGAAACGAGAGAATTATTGTATGTGAGGGAATATGCCAGATGAAACTAAAGTCGTCTTTGATGATGTACAGATTGGAACATGTGAGGATGTCCACTTTGAAGAAAGAAGAGCACACGGCGACGTTGAAAACTTAATCTCTCCCGAATCAATACAAGCGCTTCAGAACGCGTTCCTTACAATACAGAACGCTTTAAAATCATTCAGTGAAGCAGTTAACGAGGCTCTTGTAAATGCAGAAAATGAAAATCATGAAACTGTAACTAAACTCATTGAAGCATATCAAACCGCACGCGAAGTTAAAAAACGTGAATATGATCCTGAAATAATAGAGCTCTCACAGACTACAATCTACCGTTATGATGACTGTGAGCTAGTGAAATATGTTTTTGGGGATGCTGTAAAGATATATTTAGATCTGTTTGCAATGCATGGTTTTACAAGCGGTGACATTCTAAGATACTGCACTGAAGTATTAATGGAACGCGATATGAAGAAAATGGAAGGATTCTCAGAAGAACTAAAAGATACAAATAAGAAACTTGAAACAAACGGATTGGATAAAAAACGTAATGCTGAAAAGAAACTCCCCATGCACTTAATAAAAGGATGGAGACAATAAGAGATGTGCTTAAGAAACATGGAACACTCTTTAAAAGTCGGTGACGAAATAGGGATTAGATATGATGGAATTGCAGGTTTTGGAATATATAGACTAGGAAAAATTTTAGAAATCAAAGACAATGATCTTATCATAACTGATTTTGCATCTTTCTATAAAGGGAGAAAAATAATGGGGGTACGTGGAGAACATATGTTATCTTTAGTTCCCGCAGTCGAAGCAAAAGAAAAAATAAGAGAGGCGATTAAGAAACATGTCAGATGAAAGAGAACACACTGATTCAGAAAAAGAACTATTCAAATTAAAAGATAAAGCAGACTCAGCCGGATATACTGAATTCAAGTTTGCAGACGGGTCCTATCTCTGTGAAATCACAAAAGTACATGATAGATATATGATCTCATTTTATAAAGGAATAGAAGAATGTGAACTTTTGAAAACTTTTAGAGTTAGTGAATTCCCGAATTCCGAATGGTGGCACGCTAAAGCGAATTCTGTTATATTGAGTAAGTCTTTGAGTACATTTGGATTGTGAGGTTAAATGATCACTCTAAAATTAATCCTCCTCTGTGCACCATTCCTTTTTCTGTATGCTTACTTTCTAGGACTCTTTTTTTCAAAAGTAAAAAAGGTTCATACCGGCTTTGTGGAATGGATTTGTGTTCTTTTCTATCTGAGGGTTGAGCTTGGAGTACATAGGATAAGAGTGTTATTCAATAATCTTTAATTCTTTTTTTAATAAGGATGTGTACGTGTACACACTAAAAGAACCAATTCATTTCTCATTCTCCTGTTTTTTACGCATTATCACAGTTAGTAAGTTATATATACTATTAGTACATTTGTATTATTGTACAAATTCTAAAGGAGGGCTACAATGCCAAACGAATTTACAAAGGCTAACATCAAAAAGGATACTAAAAGAATACTCAATAAGATAGTAGCCGACGGGGAAAAGTTCGAGTACGAGGTATTAGAGGACTTACTCAGGGAAAAATATCCTAATTACTTTCCAGAAAAAGAAATAACAGCTTGAGAACAATAAGCATCAGGGATGTTACCAGCACCCCCGAAGCCGAACAATTAAGAACGCCATATTAGTATTATATCTTCAAACATTTAAATGTATTGTTTGGCTGTTTTTTGCTTATGTGTTCTCCGTGTAGGTGTTGCTATGGCTAAACGGGGACGAAAACCGATATTCAACGATAAAAGGACAACTTGCATTACTGCTGAAAATGATGATTTTGAGTTTCTGAGGGATCAAGGAATTGAATCATCTGAGTTTTTCAGGGAAAGTGTGGCAGCCTTAAGAAAAACGAAAAGCTCGCCTATCGAACGTTTAAGAAAAGAAATAGATGAAACCAGAGCTACAATACTTGGATATGAAATTATCCTGCATCAACAGGAAACGCAATTAAAAGAACTTGAAGGTAAAGCAGAGATTGAAGCACGGGAAGACAAAGAGAAGAGTGAATTTGAAGAAAAAAGATTGGAATACATAAAGGGCTGCATCAAATCAATGCAGACCCAGAGTACATATAACAGATATTGGATGGAACACCTAAGAGACGCATGGAAATTCCAGACATTTGAAGAAGCAAAAGAGTATGTAAGGAATGTCTGGATTGAGGAAGGCGTACCCGTAAAGAAGGTTAACAATTACTTAAGATTGAATTGAATATATATGAAATTCAATTTCGCATATATGATTTAAACCTCTCGGAAATGTCTGTATATAGATATAAAACGAATTTAATATCGTATATATATAATATATTTAATTAGTAAAGTATAGTAGTAGTATAGTATAGAGAGATGTTTAATTCATATATATCAAATTGCTTTTTGTATATAATAAATTACCTCGTTAGCGTTTTCAAAGTGGATTGTGCAAAATCTTGACTAAAAAAAGAGTTATTCTCAGGAATCAGATAATTGCTGGTCTTGATTTAGTAATACTTAATTCAATTTGATATATACAAAAAAAAGAGGATTAAACATGACACATTCGGAAATGGAAACAGTAGAAGTAGAGCTCGAAGACTACAAACTTGCATATCTTGAAAAAAACAATATAGATCTATCAAAATTAGTTCAAGACACGATAGATGCTATGTTATCAGGCTCTACGTTAGCCAATCTCAAATTAGAAGCCACACACTTAAAGAAATCAATAGAAATGAGTAAGGAAATGTTATCACAGGTAGAAGAAGAAATAGAATTACTTGAGAATACCGGATGTAAATAACATTTTAAAAAAAGAACGGAGTCTAAAACATGCGATTAAAACTAAAACCCACTCATCTCAAAGGTGACCTATTCCGACTTGAAACACCAACCCGGATAATATATCTCACCGAACGCAACGGTAAAGTTCTGATCAG